AGGGATCTAAACTTTCATTGATATCTAGATCACAAAGATTACTAATTACGTCATCTCCATAGGCATCTAAATTCCAATGCTCTTGTTTTAACTCTTCCAACGATACAATCTGAGGGTCACATTCAGGATAACCCTCTTTCCATTCAACTTTGAATTTAGTCATTTCCTTCTCCTTTTAACGTAAATGTTACATCTATTAACCTATTATATACATCTATAAACCTTTTTCAACATCAATATATATATATTATATAAAAATTATATAGGTGATGGTATGAGTGAAGTTGAACAGCAAATTTTATTATTGAGTCCAGAGACACGAAGAATGTTGAAGGAAGAAGCACAGGCTGGGGCATATACATCTATGTCGCAAGTGGCAGATGAAGTTCTCAGAGAAGGATTGAACGCCAGGATACAGGAAAGGCTCAAGCAAAAGATCAAAGAAAATAACCTTGCTGATGCCGTAACCAATGCAAGGAATATTTATTATGGTGACGAATAAGAGGCGTGGCTATGAGGTCGAGCGAGAGGTAGTCAAGCTATGGCAAGGACTAGGCGTACCATGCAAAAGAATATTGGGAAGCGGTGCATATAAGCACTGGGGAAAGAATTTAGCTGGCGATGTCGAGCTAAATGGGCTTCTGGTCGAAGTTAAAAGGCGTAGGAACGGAACTGGTTTTGCGTCTTTATACAAGTGGCTAGAGCAAGATGGCGCAAAGATGTTGATCTGTAGGGCTGATAACAAGAAACGTCTTTATGTCATTCCAGAGGAAGTCATGATTCAATTCGCAAAAGATATGGGCTGGATGCTGGGCTTCAAAGCAACAGAAACAGTAAAAGAAGGAGATAACAATGAATGAAGTAATTGATTTAGGATTAATGTCTGAGGGTAACAGTGAGTATATACGCTTCAAGCCAAGTGTTAATGCGTGGATAGCTGATGGCGATGAGGTGCAGCTAGGGGATGTATTATTAGACCCAAGTACCTTAAAAGTGGGTTGGGGCAAGATAGCCGAAGGGCAAGCTCCTGAGTGGACATGGGATGAGAAGCTAGGCAAGAAATCCCCTTCCCCATCTCCAGAGCATAAGCGTGGGTTTTCAGTAATGCTGAAGATCAAGGATAAGGGATGGCGTGAGTGGTCAGCTAATGGCGTTGGCGTTATGAAGGGCTTCTCTGAGTTGTGGGGAGTGGTTGGTCTTCAAGTAAAGGACAATGCCAATAAAGCTGTACTCCTTAAATATACAGGCGCAAGAATGGAAAAGATTGGGCAAGGTACAACCCGTATTCCAGAGTTTGAGGTCAAGTCATGGCATACTATGACCGATAGACCACCAGTAAAAGAGGAAGCCGTTGTGGTTCAGGATGCAAACCCTGATCTACCTGATGACGAGATTCCTTTTTAGATATCCTCCCAACTAGGGGGCGTAACTGCCCCCTTTTTTTTATGCTGGAAATAATAACATACACCATGTTTATCATTACGATTACAGATATTGAGTCAATGGAGACTCAAGTGCATCGCTTGGTGTTTGATAATTATAGGGATTGTGTGCGTCTTGCAGAGGCGGTTAATCAGGTACGAGACCCAATATCAAATAAGAAGAATTGTAGAAGTGTCATTTCCTACTTTGAGGATTTGCCATGATTCAAAACCATATCAAAGAAATAGCATTGGATTTATTAGGAGAGCCTAATAAAAAGCTATCAACAGATAAGGAGCTACGCTTTGGAACGTATGGCTCAATGTCTGTAGATTTGGAAAAGGGTACGTTCTTCAGCCATGAGGACAATGAAGGTGGGGGAACGATTGACTTGGTGAAGAGATATGTCAATGACCATGTGGATTATCTCAAGAAGTATGAAGAGCCAAAGACAAGAGATAATATAAAAGATATATATCCCTACACCGATAAGGATGGGAAGACGCTCTATGAGGTAGTACGTTTTGAGCCTAAGACGTTTAGACCAAGACGTATGAATGGTACCGGCTATGTGTGGAATCTACACGGGGTTGTGCAAGTACCTTATAGATTGAAAGACATATATGATAGGCGTGATGAGGTGATCTACATTGTTGAAGGGGAAAAAGACGCAAATACTATTGTTCAGAAGCTGGGGTATGTGGCTACAACAAATTGCTTTGGGGCTAGTAATTGGAAGCCAGAGATTAATAGCCACTTCTCAGGTAGAGATTGTGTCATTGTGCCGGATAATGATGATGAGGGGCGTAAACACGCAGAAAAGGTTGTAGAGCAGCTCAAGAGTGTATGCAGTAGCCTGAAGGTTGTGCATCTGCCTGTGGCTAATCAGAAGGAAGATATAACCGATTACTTTGGGTGGCTGGGGTCAAAGGATGAGTTCGATAAGCTCGTAAAGGATGCCCCTTCTATCAAGTGTAAGCCGGAGAGTACAGTGCCGTTTCAATCATGGACTGTGGTAGACGCAATGACTATTCCTCCTCGTAGGTTTCTCTATGACAATCATTACATACGCAATTTCGCTAGTATTACGATTGCTACAGGGGGTGTAGGTAAATCTACCTTGTGTCTCACGGAAATGATAGCGATGGCTACTGGACGAAATCTGTTGGGTGTAGAGCCACCGCAAAGGCTAAAGGTGCTGTACTTTAATGGAGAAGACCCAATTGAGGAGATACAGAGGCGTTGTGTGGCAACGTGTGAACATTTTGGAGTGCCACAGGAGGAGTTGGTCGATCATCTGTATATAGCAAGCGGTAGGGATTATGACTTGCTGCTGAGTGAAGGATTTGAGGGAGAGATAAACGAGGGAAGTTTTAAGCTGTTGGAGGACTTCTGTAAGGATAAAAGCATTGACGTATTCTGTGCAGACCCATTGGCGAATATGACTACAAGTGGAGAGACCAATGAAGTGTTTCGGACACTGGCAAAGAGGCTATCGGATTTGGCTGATAGCTGTGGGATATCTATTGAGTTGGTGCATCATACGCGTAAAGGGAATGGTTTAGACACAAATGTAGAGAGTGCAAGGGGTGGGTCTTCTCTTATAGCAGCAGTCAGAAGTGCCAGGGTGCTGTCTCCTATGACAAAGGAAGAAGCGGATAAGGCGGGTCTTGAGAGCCATGTCAATCACTTCAGGGTTGAGGTGGGGAAGAGCAATCTGGCGAGACCTATGGACAAAGCACTGTGGTTTGAGAAAAAGTCTCATGCGCTGGACAATGGGGATAGCTGTGCGGTGTTGATGAAGTGGGAGTTCCCTGATGCTTTCTCTGGGATGTCAGTGGAGTTGGGGCGCAAAATACAAAGACGGATTGAGAGTGAGAGACCAAAGCATAGTCCCAGGGCTGAGAATTGGGCTGGGAAGATCATTATTGAGATGTTGGAGTTGGATATTAAGGATAGCGATAAGTTAGCGAGGAGTAAGGCAAGTACGATACTAAAGGAGTGGGTACGGACTGGGGTTGTGGAGGTGTATGAAGACCATGATGGAAGACAGGGAAGGATGACAAAATTCTACTGTCAGGGGAATAAAATTTTAGAGGAATGAATATTAAGCTTGTACAGATAGATGGCAAATTGCCCAATTTAGCTCTAATGAAGTTAAGTGCCTATTTCAAAAATCAGGGGCATAATGTGCATTTTACTCGCTCTGTTAATCCTACGTTGTTTGAGCCTAAATATGACATGGTGATGGCTTCTGCTATCTTTCAGTTTAGCATCAATCGTATCAATAAACTCAAACAGAACTATCCAGACGCAATTATTGGAGGTACTGGAACGGATAACTGGCAGCTAAAAATTGAAGAGTATATTGGGGATAGTAATGAACTGGATTACAGCTTCTATCCTGATTATCAGTTTAGCTTGGGATTTACGCAAAGAGGATGCCGTCTAAAGTGTAAGTTCTGCGTTGTGCCTACAAAAGAAGGTAAAAACCATGAGGTCAACAGTGTTTACGATATATGGCGTGGTGAAGGATATCCAAAGAAGCTACACCTTCTTGATAATGATTTCTTTGGACAACCAGAGGAAAGCTGGAAAGCAAGAGTAAAGGAAATAACCGAGGGAGGTTTTAAGGTATGCTTCAATCAGGGTATCAATATCCGGCTGATAGATGAGGTTGTGGCTGAAAATCTAGCGGTGTTGGATTTTAGGGATGACTCATTTACACAAAAACGTGTTTATACGGCATGGGATAATATTGGGGATGAGGGGCGGTTCTTCAAAGGGGTAAATCTTCTAATGAAGTACGGCATCAAGCCACAAAACATTATGGCATATATGCTCATAGGATACGATAGAAGAGAGACTTGGGAACGTATCTGGTACAGATTTAATAAGATGGTAGATGTAGGCGTTCTCCCTTATCCAATGGTTTACGATCCATTACAGCAAAGACGCGATTTAAAGCAATTTCAGAGGTATGTAGTCCGGCAATATTACAGGCATAAGACATGGGAGGAGTACCTGGACTACTACAATTCATCCAAAGCCCAGCCTGTTTATAATGATAATCAAATGGAGTTAAGTTTATGAATTATAAATTTACAATTAGTTATGTAGTATCAATAGTTTTAGTCAATATTGGGTTTGTATATATTGCGCCTATACCTTTATTGGGAGAGATGTTTCCACCTATGTCTCTTCTTGTAGGCGCAATATTTATATTAAGAGATTACGCCCAGAAGGAAATTGGGCATAAGGTTCTCATAGCAATGGCTATAGGGGCTGCGTTAAGTTATTTGATGGCAGACCCATTTGTAGCTCTAGCTAGTGTTGTGGCTTTTGCTGTATCAGAAATGGTGGATTGGGGTGTTTATACCTACACCAAAAGACCTTTGAGAGATAGGATATTGCTTTCATCAGCTATTGGTACGCCTGTCGATAGTGCCATATTTTTACTGATATTAGGGTTCTTTAGTCCAGTAGGCTTTCTTCTAATGACTATAGCAAAGATGGTTGCAGCATTGGGTATATGGTGGAGACTCAATAATGAAGATTAAGTATAGCGTGTCTTTTCATTGTATATGCCCGTCTGATGGGGAACAGATAAGCTATCAGGCTGACATATATTCTGAGAAGTTTCATCTTGTAGAAGATATCAACAGCTATATATATGGTTTGGCTAATGAGTCGTTGTATCAAGAGCATTTGACCGATCTCTTAGCCAAGCACTTTGCCTGTAGAGTTGTGACCTATGGCACACACCAGGGCATTGCTATTGAGTGTGAGGTGGAATGATACACTATCACGGCACACCACTTACACCGCAAGAGGAACTGCATAAAATGGTGGGTAAGCATTTCTGTGTTTCTTTTGAAGAGCCAAGAAATATCGAGTGGTGTGTCAAGCATGGTCAATCTGTAATGCTTGATAATGGGGCGTTTAGTGCATTCACAAAGGGCAAAGAGATTGACTTTAGGGCGTATGAGGAATGGTTAGAGCCCTATCTGTATCCCCCAAACTGGGCAGTAATTCCTGATGTTATCGATGGAAGTGTTGAAGAGCAGAAGAGACTCATAAAACAATTTGGGCATTTGGCGAGGCATTTAGTAGCTCCTGTGTGGCATATGAGTTTGAGTATTGATTGGTTGCTGGAGATGGCAGATGGCTATGAAAGGTTTTGCTTTGGCTCTAGTGGGGCATATTGGCAAGTGGGTAGTGAGAGTTGGTGCAGAAGGGCTGATGAGGCATGGAATGAACTCACAAAGCGAGGGCATAGATGCTGGGTGCATATGATGAGAGGGTTGGCATTATGTGGCGATAAGTATCCATTTGCAAGTGCTGACAGTACAAATGTGGCGCGTAATTTTAAGAACAAAGGAGCAGAGATATGTCCTGAGAGAATGGCAAGACGTATTGACGCTATTCAGTCTCCTCTGCGATGGACAGTTAGGGAGACACAAGTGGATTTATTTGAGAGGAGTAGAGCATGGGAAAGTGTGACACAAAAAAATGTAAGGGTTTAGGTGTAATGAAAATCAATGAATATGTCTGTGATTATGTCGTGGATGATGATGGAAAGTCGAAGGGTATTGAAAGGCAAAAGGTCGTTTGTGCGTCATGCTATTGGAAATCTGAAGGGAGGAATTATGACAAAAGACAACGATTTAGAGCAGCGATTTAGGCTCAAACCTATTACGAAAGATGAGAGGATGCAGCAGTTACGAGTGCTAAAACCTGAGACTAAAGAGAGGTTGCGAAGGATGAAAAAGAAGGGGTTGTTTCCTCATCAATCCTCATCAAAACGTAAGCAATCCTCAACATGAAAAGCACCTCAAATCAATCCTCCTCGATAATATCCCCCTTTAGGGGGATATAACGAGGATGAGAGGTACAAAGGGGAGATTGAGTTCCTCCTCGATAAATTGAAGGAGAAAGAGATATGAATGTAGATTATGGGTCTTTGATTAGTGAAGTGGGGAAGTTGATATCGGAGAGAGGAAAGAATTATGGTGAGCCTTTAGCAAATATGCAAGACACGGCTGATCTGTTCAATGTGTATCTCAAAGGAAGAGATACGATTGAGGCTGTTGATGTTCCGATACTGATGATATTGGTCAAGGTGGCGCGACTAATGAAAACGCCTTATCACCTGGACAGCCATTCTGACATTATCGGATATGGGGGCATAGCCAAAGGTATTGCGATCAAGGAGAGAAAAGGTGGAAAAGCCAAATAGTTTTGTGCTGCAACACTCATGGTATGAGCAGAGGCGTGTCAAGAAGGGTGACAGCAAAGTGTACGTCAATCAGGAGAGTACGCCCTATCACAGAGCGTATCATCGTGACAAGCTCACTCCGGCACAGTTCGAAGCGTGTAAGGTATTTGAGAAAAGATATCTGGCGTATTGGCAAAGAAGTAGCCAGAGGAATATCTTGGATACAACAGTCAGAGGTTCAGGTATGGATGCCGAGTCGCAGCAAGAGGCAAGTCTTAGGGCGAAGGAGCGATTGGAAGAGGTGCTGGAGTGCATGACAAAGGGGCAATGTGAGGTGGTTTTTAGCGTGGCTGTAGAGCATGAAGCTATCGGAGAATGCGATTTGAAGAGGAAAAGATACAGATTTTTAGTGGAAGGTCTCGATGAAATAGCCAATAAATTAAGGCTATCGTGATTAGTAACGCATAACATACATCTATAAACGTTTACAAATGTGAGTTGTTGTGAGTTAAATGGATATAATCAGCCTGAAGTGGCTGTGAATACATCCATCAGATAAGTAACTGGAAACATTAAACAAACAGTTTAAAAACAATATGCTTGATATTACAGAGAAGAAGGGCAACAGGAATGGTCGTGTACCTGGAACAGGGTCAGGACAACAGCTTGTCAAAATAATTCGCAAAGAATTGACTGGAGCTTTCGCTGAATTAGCCAGAAGAAAGAAACCTTTGCATCTTTTGCTAGCAGATCAGATTGAGGTCGATGCGTCTAAGACATTGAATTTAATGGGTAAATTCCTACCACAGCAATTGAACATGGATAGCTTTGGCTCTGAGTTCAAGCTAGCTCTTGAGGACGTAGCCGGTAGGATTGCAGAGCAGAACGCCCTTATAAAAGAGCAAAACGAGAAGACCATAGACGTTAAGCCGGATAACCCAAAAGGCGCATAAACTAGGTTATGTTATTTTTATTATGTAATAAAAACAAACACTTAGGCTAAAATATAATATTATTGGCGATTATTTACGAACAAACCACAACATATAGTACCCAGAAAGTAGATTTTAGCAGCAATTTTGTAATTACAGATACACCCCCCCACGCAAAAATATGCGCGGGCATCTGTGTATTTGTATACCCCCACATTGACTCACACCCTCCCAAATCAGCGCATTGAGTCTCTGTACCCGTAACGAGTTTTCATTGTACCTTCCTTCAAACTGCCATGACCCCCCCTAGGGGGTTGTGGCTCTTTCTACCACCCATAGGCGAAAAAAAATTATGAGCGATATGTCCGACACCCTCCTCGCTCTACGCAAAGACCCTGTGCTATTCGTGACTACGTGCCTCAATGCCAAACCCCAGAAATGGCAAGAAGAAGCCCTCCACGCAATAGCCACAAAGCCTCGTGTTGCCATACGCTCCTCTCATGGCGTAGGCAAGACAGCCTTTCTGTCATGGGTCATCCTCTGGCTCTTACTTACAAGAGTACCTTGCAAAGTACCCTGTACTGCCAACTCTGCAAATCAGCTAGAGCAAGTCCTGTGGTCAGAACTACAAAAATGGGCGAAACGCCTACCCACAGGCTTTCAGAAGGAATTAGTTTTTGCGTCTGATAAAATAACGCTAAAGAATGTAAAAGAGTCCTTTGCTGTTGCACGTACAGCACGAAGAGACTCCCCAGAAGCCCTACAGGGTTTTCATGGTACACCGGACGTTGACGGCTCTCTCTCCTTCATCGTAGAGGAAGCCTCTGGTGTTCCAGATATCGTCTTTGAAGTGGCACAGGGCGCAATGTCCACCGAAGGCTCAAAGACAGTAATGGTGGGCAACCCTACCTCTGCCACTGGCTATTTTGCCGATGCCTTTGGAAAAAATGCCGATAGATGGCACACAATGACAGTCTCTTGCTATGACTCGGAGATGGTATCGAAAGACTGGATAGAGGACATGAAGCGTCAATATGGTGAAGACTCCAATATCTTTCGCATACGTTGTTTGGGTCTCCCCCCATTACAGGATGACGATACGATAATACCGATACATCTTCTCGAAGACGCGATAAAGAGAGAGGTAGAAGCACAAGAAGTACAGCCCATATGGGGCGTAGATATATCACGCTTTGGCTCTGATCGCTCTGCCCTTGCCAAACGCAAAGGCAATGTTTTACTTGAGCCTATTAAGAACTGGTCACAGAAAGACCTTATGGAGACAGTGGGCATTATTCTTGCTGAATATGAGTCGGTACCCTATGACCAACGCCCATCTGATATTCTTATCGACTCCATAGGATTAGGCAGCGGAGTTGTAGACCGCCTAATAGAATTAGACCTCCCAGCGAGAGGCGTAAATGTTGCCGAAAGCCCAGCCCTCGGACAACGCTATATGAAGCTGCGCGACGAGTTATGGTTTAGAGCGAAAGAATGGCTTGAGGCGAGAGATTGCAAGATGCCAGAGGACGAGACCCTTATCCATGAACTCTCAAGTGTACGCTATGGCATTACGTCAAACGGAAAATTTAAATGTGAGGGCAAAGACCAGATGAAGCGCAGAGGGTTAAAGTCACCAGACCTAGCCGATGCCTTTGTATTAACATTTGCGTCACAGGCTGTTAGAGCGAGTGGACAGAGTTATACGAGTTATGGCTACAGGCGTGAGCTTGCCTATGGAGATACAAATTGGATAGTGTAAATGGGATTATTGGACAATTTAAATTTTTCGCAGCCTTTTCGTATTTCGAGCCTGTTACCGAGTGAAGCACAACTACAGGCGTTTAAGCAAAAGAGTGACGCAGAAGCACTAGAGCAGTTTAGTCAAGACCCAAATCCTATACGCAGAGTGCCGTTTAATATACTGACAGCCCTAGGCGTAAACCCTACCATCGCGCAAGCTGCACCGACAACCTTAGATGTTGCGCCCGTAACTGGAGATATCAGCGCATTAGCCGATGCACGAACAGCGTTTGGACAGGGTGACTTGGCAACGGCTGGATTGCTAACAGCAGCGACGCTAATACCTGGAGTTCCGGCAAGCAGAGTAAAAGGACTGCTCAAGAAGAGTGATGATACAAAGCCACTATTGAATGTGGATGATGCGCCAAAAGAAGGTATAGCGAATGTTGTGCCTCCTACAGACACAGACTCTGGCATTATAGCCTTTCATGGCTCTGGTGCTGACTTTGACCAGTTTCGCATGGATAAGATAGGCACAGGCGAAGGTAATCAGGCGTTTGGCTATGGACTGTATTTTACTGATAGTGAGGATC